ATTGAAGCATTGGCAGTAAAAGTTCCTGTCGCTCCTTTTTTTGCTAAGCTTAAAACGTAAGAGCCAGCTACACCACCAGTTCCAGATGAGGCAGCAGTTAATCGTCCCTGAGCATCTACAGTGATTGTTGCTGATGTAAAAGTTCCTGCGGTGACTGTTGTATTAGCAAGTTGATCTGGGCCAACTGCATCATCTGCAATCATAGCTTGTTGAACTTGAACTTCACCAATTGTTCCAGCAGTAACGGCACCTAAAACTCTGTTTGCTGTAGTTGTGTCTTGCATTTTTGCAAAAGTAACAACATCATCAGCTAATTTTGCAGTGGTATCGATTGCGCCGTCTGCTATTTTATCATTGTTAACAGCATCGTCAGCTATTTGAGCTGTACCGATTGTTCCACCTAAAGTGTCTAATGAAATTTCTTTTAAGTTTGTTCCATCTGCGTAAGCAGCGTATATTTTTGCAGCGTCTAAAGTAAAACCACTTCCAGATGCTGTTTTAATTGTTAAATTTGTTGGGTTTGTTAAACCGGTTGCATCAAAAATATAAAATTTTTCTATTCCATCTGGCACAGTGCAAATTGTGCTTGAAGCAATGGAAGCTGTAGCAAATTTGATAACCATGTTTCTTGCATTGGATAACGCTTGGTTTGTCATTGCAAGAGCAAGAGTACCACCACTTGATAGTGTTACTTGTTCAAATCCTGCAATAGCTTGTTGAATTAAATTTAAGTTTGTATTTGTTTTATCACCCCAAGTACCGGCATTTTCACCTGTTACCATTAACTCGAGTTTTAAATCTGTAGAAAAACTAGATGTCATAATTTTTTTTCTCCGTATATATATTATTTTACATTAACTAAGCTGCAATATCAACCTCTGTCCATGTATTAGAAACGCCCACTTGTACCTCTGCCCATGCTGTAATATTAGGGTTTCCAATACTTGAAGTCAAGGCTACACCAGTAGGTAATACTAAAGCATTTCCAACGGCGCTTTCTTCACCTAAACTTAATGTTAATGATTGTCCAGTAACACCTACTTGATTCTGAGGTATATCTCCGATAGACCCTAGAGAACTAGTCATTGACTGACCTGAAACAGTCTCAACTGTGCTTTGAACTAAACTTTGGTTTCCTATGCTAGTTGTAACAGCACTTCCTGTAACTGGAACACCTAAGAATAATCCCGCAACTGTTTGGCCCACAGAGGAAGTTAAAGATTGTCCTGTTACACTTTCAACTGTGCTTTGAACCAATGATTGAGTACCCAGACTCAAGTTTATGGTTTTTTCACCAGCTTGTACTATGCTTACGCTAGAATCAATCTGAATACTAAATGTACCAAGAGCTGCAAAAGTTAATTCTTGACCTGTTATACCAACTGTTACATCAGTAGTAACTGATTCTGATCCAATTGATGTTGTTAATGCTTGGCCTGTCCCTTGAGCAGAGAAATTTACACCCCATGCAAAATCATTCCATGCTCCTCTACCCCAACCTTCTCCAATTAATGTGGTTTCATCTATTGTTGATACACCAACAGAGGTTGTTGCTGCTATTCCTGTTACAATAACACCTATGTCAATAACCTCTTCTCCAATAGAACTTGTTAATGATTGACCAGTTACATTAAGTAAAACAGATGTTCCACCGACAGTAGATCCTTGTGAAGATGTTAAACTTATTCCAGAAATAGAAACATCTGCATTCGCAGTTATAGTTTCGTTTCCAATTGATGATGATAAGGCTTGACCTGTGACGGACTGATTTAAGTTACCTTGTTGGCCCCATAAACCAGTGTTCCATGTTAATGCTCCCCATGTATTAGCCATCCGTCACAAATTCCATTCATTATGCTATTCTTAATATTGCTGCTGAGGTAGTAAACGCTGGAAACTGAATTGTAAATGTTCCAGAAGTTGCAGTTTTATCTCCCCCAAAATCTAATACACAAACGGCATCAGTTGTGCTTGAACCTGAGCCAGTTGTTGTGTTGTAAATTAAAGCTCCTCTTGCCGTAATTGTCACTCCAGTAAAAGACAAATCAGCAAAATCAGTTATAGCTGTATTAGTCGCTAAAGATGTGCCTGCATTTACTAAAGCTTTACCACCAGCAGAGTAACCTCCTGTTGGAGATGAAACTTCATTTGCAGTAGCATAGTTTGTTGTTGACTTCCCTAAAGTTGCAGAATTAGTGAACATCGCTAATTTATATGTATCACCACCTGGATTAGAGAAATTGTGTTTTGCTTCTAATAATTCTTTTTTGAAAGAATTACAGATTGCATTAGTTGTTATTGCCATTTTATTCTCCTTTAAATAGTTGTGTTAGGAGACGGTGAAGGCACTTTTATTCTTGGTACACCATCACTATACTCCCCACGTCTTCTTCTGCCCATTTGTTGTAGAGCAAAATTTTGTATCTCTTCATCATACTTGCTTTTATAGAGGTTGTACAGATCCATAGGACCTTTTAAAAATCTAAAAGCCTCTGATAGTACACCATGTAATAACATAGATTCTTGATATTGAGCTAAATATGTATTGTTTGATGAAGTAAAATGTGGAGGCTCTTTTATATAGTTTACTTGAACTGTATCAGCTGCTGCTGGTGTAGGAGCAACTAATATTACTGCTCCTCTTTGAACACTATCATCCCAATTAGCCCAATACTTAGGGGTTCCTTGTGCATCTGTAGGATTAAATTCAGATATGAAACTTGTGTCTCTTTTTTCTAAAAATGTCCTTGTCGTGCCAGATATATGTTCAACAGATCTAATAATAATTGAATCAGATGGTAAACTTACATATCTATTACCCGCTGTAAAAGTCGATGTTGCGTATTTTCGTACATCATCATAATCAACTTTACCTGCTATATCTAATTCAACATTTCTAATAAATTGATCTATTAAAGAATCACTTAAGACAGAGCTTGAAACTTCAGTGTAGTTTCTTACTTGAGTCAAAAAATCTGAATGTGTTATTGCCATTAGACTGTTACCGTTACCCTTCCTAATAAAGCGTTTAGTTGTCTTCTTCTATTTTGTAAAGATGGATTTGCTGGTTTCATTGCTGACGTACCTTGCGTTGAAAAAGCGAAATCTCCGGGTAAAGTTAAGTTTGCTATGCCAACGGATGCTCCACCAGAATCCGCTTCAACACCACTTACATTTGTGGGTTGTTGAAATTTAATTGGCCTTATATCTTGTAGTGCAATTGCATCTGCGCTAGTCCTTCTTCTTCTAATTTGTGGCTGTTTAGGTTCAAATTCTGATATGTGAACCAATGAACCATTCCATTCTTTAAGCATTTCTTTGTATGGAAACTCCATACCAGATCTATCAGATATAGCTTTTGCATATTTACCTGTAGCATACTTAGCCATATTACACTCCTCCTGTTGTAGGGTAGAATGATTGTGGTGTTATAAATGTAGAAGTTCGTTGACCATCTTCATCTAAAGCTCTTTTCAATTCATCTTCATAAATTAACTTATTTTGTTGTACTAATTGCGGAGCAACTTTCATTGCTAGGTAATATGCTAATCCAGCACACATGCATGGTAAAAATCTAAAAGCTACATCAGCTTGATTAGTGTAAACTCCTGCATCTTCAATTCTTTTAATTACATAATACTTAAGATGTGTATATGTATTAAGATCTGGGGCTTGATATAGATAAATTTTAGGTGTTATCAGTCTTTCAACATAATATTGAGATGATGTGCCTGTATTCAATTTATTAGGTAGTGCAGCATAAGTAGACCTATCAATTTTAGTTAATGACACATCTTGAGTTGTTGAACTTTCAGCACTTATGGAACTTGAAGAAATGAAAGCCTCTAAAACATCGCTCACATCTGAATTTACCGTGTATTCTGCTTGTCCAGAAACAAGTGCATTTTCATCTAATTCAACTTTCCATAAATGTATGCCTCTATTACCCCACTCTGCAAATAATAAATTTAAACTTGTCCTTGCAGATCTGAGGTCATAACCAGAATTAGTTCTAATTGAACATCTTTGATATCCCTCTTGAATTATATCATCTATATTAAGATTAAAATTTGTAGTTCCTGATGTTCCCATTATAAAATATCCTTATAATAATCTGTCATGCCACCTTTACTTTTTTTTGCAATTTTTTCTAAAGTTTCTGCCTGCGCTGCATGTGCTTTTGATGCTTTTTTTAATTTGTTAGCAACTTGTTGAATACCACCTTTTGAATTTAATTTTACTCTTTTTCTCCCTTTACCAAATTTTTTATCAAACATTGCTGTAGCTTTATCTTTTTGATTTTTAATATAATCAACTAATGCTCTTCTAGATTTTCTCATAATTCTAGTAGCATCTCTTCTTCCAGCTTTTCTAGATTTTCTTAAAACATACTGAGTCATATCAAATAATTCACTTGATTTAGCTCTTTGAATATCTAGTTTTTTTAATGCTTTCATTTCTTTTTTTTCTATACCAGTTCTTTTTTTTATTTCTGGATCATAGACTTTATTAATTCTTTGTATGATTTTTTTCCTTGCTGCTCTAAATGGTTTAGATCTTACTGCAGCTTTGATACCTGTTGTGAGTAAACCCCCAGCTAATTTTTTTTCAACTTTAAACACCATACCTACTGGTTTGATAGTTATAGATTTACCTTTTTTCATACCAGGAAATTTAAGTTGTTTTTTTCTTTTTAGTATTTCTAAAGCTCTTTTTAATCTTTTAGGATCATTTCCTATTGCTCTTTTTACAAATTTTGGCATTTGTAATCCTATTCTTTTAGGTCCTGATGTATCTCTAGCCATTATTTAAATCCTTTCAACATATCACCATAGTAACTTTCATAACTTTTATTTGATATATATTTACCGTCTATTTCTGATTTTATGTATGAACCAATGTAAGGCTCTGGTTTTATTCTTGTACCTGGAGCTTTTGATGTTGTTTCACTAAATTGTGCTCTGCCCATTGCAGCTTTAACAACTTTCTTCTCAACACCTTTTATAGTGCCTTTATTTTTAGAAGCATAGAATACGGCTTTACCTTCTTTTTCACCATATTGATCTTTCATAGATCTCATTATTTTTTTACCTTTTTTATTTAGTGGCATTACTCCTCCTTTTTAGCCCGGGCTTTGTGATCGTTATGTTTCACCTTTTTCCGGTTGTACAACTTCTTAGATAATACCACCTTTAATTTGTATAATCTAGACCTAAGATTTTTTGCTATTGGATTACCCAATATCCGTGGCATTTCCTATAATGGGTTTATATTTAGTTTTACCTTCTTCTCTGTAAGCTCTTAATAATTGTTTACGTGGGTTTTCAGCAACCCAGGAGCAGTGGACCCACCCTGAATTTGGTTCACCTGGAGTGTAGAACTCAAGTATCATTTGATCCCAATCTAAGTTTGCTTTGATCCAGTCAAAGACCTCAGCGTTGCTCGTTCCTAAACATTCAAAATCGACCGCTTCTGCCTTGGTATGTTGTGAAGTCAAACTGCTGCCAATAGCTACACATAATTCAGGAGAGCGAAAGCAGCTTGTCACTGTTACCCTACCAAAATGGTCACGGACTGGCTGTAAAATATTTTCACAAAGTGATTTTAGTTTTTCTATTTGATCTGCATTAGGATTATTATCTATACCCAACCTAATGGCTGTATCTGATTTAATAAGTTCTGCTAAACTAAAGTTACGTGATAATTTCATTATTTTAAATGTATTTTTTTAATACTTTTTTCACCCATATAGACCTCTATTTCTGCTTCACTACGTATGCATTTGTAAGATATGTTTGGATTAAAATCACGTTCTGCTACTCTACGTGCACGTAAACATGCAGCCATGTTATCCTGAATACGGTGTTCTTTGATTTCTCCATCCCAAAACATGAGCAGGGCTACCACAGTTTCTATCATTTTTTATCCTTGTAATTATCTAATGTAATAAGACCAGGGTTTTCTTTCATGTATTTTTCTTTTAATACAGTCCAATAACTTACTTTTGGATCAAAGTCTCTTTCATTGTAAGAAGAATTAGATATGACACCTAATTTCATACACATATTAATTAATTCAGCAAACTCAGCAGGGACTGGTTTTATTTTAGGAACTCGTTTACATTCTTTAACAAGTTCTAATTGTGTTTTTAATTTTTGTTTAAGCCTTTGTTCTTTTGCAAACTCTTCATCACATACAGGTCTAATAGATTTTCTCCATCTAAAACCTATAACTTGATCTTGTGATTCTGCATTAGATCCTGTTTTATATTCATTTTGTCTTACTTCTGTATACATCTCCCAACTGCCTTGGTCACATGAGTTTGTGCCATCGTTTAAATATTCATTACGAGCTTCTGCTGTTGTACACAACAAAA